AAAATTTTACATTAGGTTACCAGTTGATGATGATTCGAGGTCACCTCAATCGTGATCACAAAAAAAATTATTTTTAGAAATCGGTGACACATACGATTGCGTGACACTTTCATTAGTGTGTATCTTAAAAATTTTACATTAGGTTACCAGTTGATGATGATTGGGGGTCACCTCAATCGTGATCATCCTTCCACGAACACAAAAAAAATTATTTTCAAAAATCTGTGACACATACGTTTGTGTCACCATTTCATTAGTGTGTATCTTAAAAATTTTAGGTTAGGTTACCAGTTGATGATGATTCGAGGTCACCTCAATCGTGATCACAAAAAAAATTATTTTTAAAAATCAGTGACACATACGATTGCGTGACACTTTCATTAGTGTGTGTTTGAAAAATTTTACATTAGGTTACCAGTTGATGATGATTCGAGGTCACCTCATTCACGTTCCTTCTTCGCTGAGTTGAGTCTGAATGCCGCTTCGAGCGCTTCGCGTTTGTACATGACTGCATCTCGTTCCTTATCTATGTCCCACGCACTCTCTTCGGGATGATAATGTCTCCATCGTTTATTTTCTTCGATGCGCCGTTTGTCCTCTGGTTCCCACGGTTCCTCGTCCTTTTTTTTAGATGAAGCCATAACCTTTCTTCGAAGCATTCCATGTCCTGGAATAATAAATGGTATGACTCTCATTATACAATATGCTGGGTTAAAGTTATGCCGTGATATATAACTAGTATATCAAAATGTCCCTTCTCGAACAAGATTACACCACCGTCCCGGGTCAAATCTACGCGTGCCTCTCCATCGTCGGACCGGAGGCGCCGCAGAAATCTGACAAGTTTGGCATCAAGATTCGTGGATGCTTCGCGACGCGCGATGAAGCCGCGTCTCACGCCAAGCGTTTACAAAAGGAGGACGCGTCGTTCAACATCTACGTGGTGGACATGTACAAGTGGATCATGATTCCTCCCGATGATTCCAAGATTGAAGACGTACACTACCAGAACGAACGACTCGAAGAAATCATGACGGGATACAGAGAATCTCAAGCCGCTGCGGCGAAGATGTTCGAAGAACGCAAGCGTGGGATGCTCGATGGTGCGAACCACTTCGTCCCGGGTGATGAGAACAGTAAGTTCTACACGAAACCAGACGAAGCCCCGGTGCGACACCCGGCCGAAATCCTGGCCGAACTTCAGAAGGAGAAGCCCGACGCACCCATGGAGGAACTCGTCAAGGAGGCTGATGAAATCGTCGCGAAGGAGCTCGAAGAGCGCCAAGCTGCTCGTAAGGTGGCCGAAGCCGAAGCCGAAGCCGAAGCCGAAGCCACTGAGTAGATTGTTTTTAATATAATCTAACTATATATACAATGTTAAGTATCATCTTAAACATCGCGACCATCGCGCTCGTTATTTTATTCGCCCTCATCTACGGGATTCCCAAAAACGTGAACTCCTCTTCACCGGCAACGACGCCTCCGTGGTACTGGGCGGCGTCGGACGCGTTCGGTGCGAACTCGGAACTCGTGCAATATAGACGTATTTACTGATTTGATTACATGGCTCGTAGAATGACGGGTTGCATGGTCTTACCCATGAAAAACCCAACTATGAATGCGATGAACATCACGATGTACGTGTTCTTGTCCAAGTTCGTGAAATCTAATTTGTCCCCTCCCCCGTACATGGATGGCGGCGGCGCCGGTGGCATGTAGTAATGATGCATCATGGGTTCCTCGCGTCGTGGTTGTTGTTCGCCCTCGTCGTTATCATCGTGAAGTTGTGGGTTGTATTCAATAGGATTGCCGATGTCTGTCTCCATTATTACAATAAACGTTTCATTTTTTTAAGTCGCACTCTCCTCGCTGTCTGAAAAGTCCGTCTCCTCTGAATCCGAAACGACAAAGTCTTTGATGCTTTGATCGTCGTCGTCGTCGTCGACGTCGTCGTCTTCCTCGTCGGAATCTCCTTCCTGGTCGGTGGGGATGTCGTCGCTACACGAGTAATCGCTATCGTACTCGTCCTCGCTATAATCATCTTCGAGCTCGACGTGGTCGGGCACGTAGACCGCTTTCGGTTGCTTGATGACTCGCCCGTATCTCGTGGTCATGTTTCGATTAACTAAACACCGCCGCTAGTGTTTAAGTGTTTGAACATGGATGGTAAAATCTTGACACTCTTTTTCGATTTACAGGGACACCCCAGAGTCATGAACCCCCTTTTATCGACGGTGAAACACAATTGGCCGTGTTCTTTGCCTACATTGGCACAAAAACTACTGTTTGTAAAAATTTTATTCTTCTGCACACGAATGACCTTCGTCTCTTCGTGTCCAGTGAAATACCGTCGTATGAACGTCTCGAACACCGCGGTATCCACGACCTCCTGAGACGTCTTCGTCGTGGATGGCGACACGGGTCGACACAGGGCGACCCCTTCGGGGTAGAGCATCTTGAACAGTTGAGGGGTGATCATGTACCGCTTCCCTACGAAATCCCGACAGAACCCATCCCGCCGTTCCCGCACGGTCTCGCACCGACAGAAACACTTCTGCGCGATGTTGTTGCCGTTGACGTAAAACCACACGTGATTGGACCCGTGCTCTCTTCCGAGGTTTTCGCAATACCTGGACGTCGTGGACACCAGGTAAGTTGTTTTATATTTAAAAACCCTCGTGACCCTGGCCCCGCCTTGACCTTCCATGTTCCTCTGTATGAACATCTCCAACGTCGCGCGAACCTCGATGTCATCTAATTCATCTTTCGTCTGCAACTTCGTGAACGCGCCCTCTTTGATAGCCTTCGCCGGGGGTTCGACGCGCACCGTGGGCGCGTCTACGTGCGTCCTCACGGTGGCCATCTCTAGAAGTTCCATCGTGGGCGACGGGTCCACGGTGGTGAGTTTGCCTTCGTGATACGCGAACACTGGGAGGTACATCCCTTGGGTCATCTTCCCATCGTGCGCGCACGCGTCGCACCCTTTGCCCTGACACGCGGTGCACTTGGCCTTCTTGTGCGACCACGGGAGGCGGAACCCACTCCCCTTGGACCCGCGCTCGAGATCGCCGTACACCGAGCTGTCTATGACTTCGTTCCAGTCCACCCCACCTTTGGCGGTGTAGAGGACGACGAGGATGTGTTCGCGAAGGGCGATGGCCGAGGTCTGGTCCACCACCATCCCTGGCCAGTTCAAGTGCACCCCTGTCTTGTACCTGTCGGCATCCACCTTTTTAGGTTCGGCCACGCTCACGAGACACCGCTGACCACCGTAGCGACGCACTTTGTCGCATATGATTTTACACACGTCTTGAATCTCCTCCAGTGAGAGGGGTTCGGTGTCTTTGTAGTCGATGTCGCAGAAGAAGTTGTACAGCGACGTCTTTTGTTCGACGACGAACACCTTCTCACCCCGCTGACACGCGTCGACGTAGCGTTCGTTGAACGCACTCAATTTGTCGAATGGTACACTGAGACATCCCCCGTCCATCAACACATGCGACAAATTGCGTGAATGTGCGAGCCCTTCCTGGGCACACCATTGGCGGAACATGGCCGCGGCGCGGTCTACTCATCAAACCGCGTGTCATCTCTAAACCAGTGGAGACAACGCATATCCGGGCCATTTTTTGATTCCGCCAATTGCTTCTTAATTACGAGAAGTTCATAGACTGTTTTATCTTTGAGTTTTTCCAACTCGCGGTCGGCCTGGTACTCGTACCACCCCAACTTTGTGGTGTATAACTCTTTGATTTGCATTAAAATGTAGTTTTTTGACTTCATCTACCTACTTTATCGAAAACTTTTTTCTATGAAGAGAAGTCATGCAACTGTAAAACTCGGGGTTCTTCACCACGTTCGTGGAGATGAGTCCCCAATTCTTCTTAGCGTTGAACTCGGAGAGGGTGTCGAACGCCATGTAATCATTCTCGTCGTAGGTTTTCTTGTACGGTTGTTTATTGATTTTTTTAAGATGTGTCTTTTGTTTTTCATCGTTGAACCGACGCAACAACTGTTGTTGTTCCGCCTTGGGCCAACTCACGAAGAACACGAACACGTGATACACGAGGTCCACCTGTGGGCTTTCTTTAACCGTGAAAACGTAGTCCGTGTATTCTCCACTCTTTAGAGACACCACACCTCTGGTCTCCTCTTCAAGTTCCCTGAGAGCGCATCGGAGGGGGTTAAAGATTTCTTTCCGCCTGCACCCGCCTGTGACGAAAATCCAATCCTTAAACCTCCGGTCCCTCACCGTGAGAAACCGTGGTTTCTCGTCAACGAATGTCACTGGTACGGCTATGGCCTTGTACTTTTTCATTGTTGCGCATCGGCAATCTTACTATTATCGGTGGAATTTTCTTTGGGGGGCTCCGCTGCAGGGGCGGGGGTGACCACCACCGGTGCCGGTGCCGGCGCAGGTTGCATGTGTTTCATCACGTTCATAGAGAAACCTTTGAGTCCTTCGACGTCTTCCTTGGCGGACTTGAGTTCGCGGAACATGACCACGAGACCGGCCATGCACACGATGACGGCGAGGAGGGTGAGCGTTTGTCTATCAATGGGAATCATTGGCGTTGGTATAAAAACTGGTCTAATTTTTAAGTTCCCCAAACTGCAACTTTTGGAAGTACACGTCCTGGCTCTCCCTGTCGGTGGGCCGGGCTGGGGATTCGACGATTTTTTCGAGCGTCCTGGATTTCGGGTCGTACGTGAGCACGAAGGCGATGGCCAAGAGCATGACAGTGGTCCACATGACTACTATTTAGTTAGAATAAAGTAAGCCACCCATACCGTTCTCCAACTTGAGAATGTTGTAGTTGATGGCGTAGATGTTGTCGCTCGAGAGCGCCGTGTCGTTCACGATGCGCGCGCTGTCGAGGCGGGAGAAGTTGAGCGAACCCGTCGGTTGCGCCTTGCTGACGTCCAAGCAGAACGGGTACAAGAAGAGACCCTTCGGCGTGTCGCTGTCCGCGTGGGACGTGTGGTAGTAGGACGTGACCGTGCTGAAGTTCGGGTGCGCCCACTTGTAATCGGCGACGTCGGTGCCGTTGATTTGAAGCTTCAACTTGTTGGTGGCGGTGAGGATGTTCAACGTAGACACGTTGGCGGAGGTCAAGCACTTCACCGGGTGGTTGAGGTTCAACTCTTGAACCTTTTGACCACTGGCGACCGCTTTTTGCACTTGGTGAATGATGATTTGTTGCGGTTGGCTGGCGAAGAACTCGCGCTCCTGGGTGTCGACGTAGGCGAAGTTGGCGTAGCACTCCCACTTGTGCGAGGCCGCGCTGGCACCCCACGTGATGCGCAACTCCACGTCGTGGTAGGAGAGGGACACCAAGGGGAGGGCGTTTTGCCACGATTCACAGAAGAAGAATCGGAGCGGGTAGAAACCGGAGGCGGTGCCACCTTCGTAGAGACCACCGAGACGGGACTTGGAGAGGTTTTGGGCGAGGATCTTCGGGGCGATGAGCGAGGTGAAGGTGGAGTCCTGGGTGTCGATGACTTGACCACCCACGAGCAGTTCAACCTTGTCGATGACGGTGGTCCAGTCCGTGATGGACGCGTCGGCTTGGGTGCCATCGGAGTTCACCGGTTGGAGGTACACGTACGAGAGCAAGTCCCCCTTGCGTTCGATGCGCACCGAGGACATGCCATTGGCGCTGACGTTGCCCTGGATCACTTGGCGTTCGACCGACTGGGAAAAGTTCGTGTGTCGTTTGAACGTACTGCGGAAAAAGCTGATTTCGGGGTTGCCGACGATGTGCGCGTCTTGCTGACCGATGGCCACGAGTTGGGCGATTCCACCAGACATCTTTCTTTTATAGTATTACAAGAGAATTAAATTTTTAAGTCGACTAGACTAAAATACACCTAAGGCGTGCCGCGAGGTACACCGCGTTGTGGCGCGTCGTGAGGTCCCCATCGGCGTCGACGTATCTCAGGTCATACGAGTCCACGACTTCCGTGGGGTCTTCTACGTACTGTAGATTTCCAAACGCATCGAGTACGGGAACTTGTTCCTGGCGCACGAGGAGGGTGTA